TTGACATCAGAGAGTGATTCTAAAAGTTTATGATTTGCCATTTAGTTTTTCCTTAATTGTTTTTCAAAATTGCTACAAATCGATCAGAGATAGCAGCAATGATTTCAGAAGGTTCTGCATCGATTGAGAGGTTAAGAGTTTTGATTGGGATGATGATCTTTAGACGATCAGTGATGATCTCCACATCATCGCAATCGATTGTCCAGTCTGTTGTTAAATCATCAAGTTGATGCATCAATGGACCTGTTCCATCAAGTTGAATGATATTGAGTCTTGAGAGGGTGTTGAGTTGACTCATCTGTTTATTCTCCGAAAAAAAGTAGTGAAAAGAAAAACATCGCCCAAAAAAACATATGGAAGAATATCACTCCAGCATTGTTAATGATATCTCCAATACTTTGCTTTTTTGCGATTTCTTGGCGTTGTTCTTGAGAGATGCCTTCTTGAAGGTGTCTTTTGTCTACTGTTGGGAACAATCCACATTTAGGTGATTGGTGCATTTTATACTCCTGAGTAGGTTGTAAAATGTTTTCTGTTTTGTTTTGTAAAAATAATTTATAACATTCTGATCATATTGTCAATAAAAAAAATAACTATGTTAAAAAAAATTTATACAAAAGATTAAAAACTATCAAGATTTGATATTGTCTGAGTATTGCGATCGTACTTAACTTTGGCTGTCCCCAATGATCCATGTCTATTTTTTGCAACGATAATCTCAAGTTGACCAGCATCAACTGAAAACTCTTTAGCATAGTAGTCTTCTCTATAAAGCATCAGCACAGCATCAGCATCTTGTTCAAGAGATCCCGACTCTCTAAGATCGCTTAATCCTGGTCGCTTGTCTTGTCTCTTCTCAGCCTCTCTATTAACTTGAGTCAAGCACACAACAGGGCAATCACATTCTTTGGCAAGCAACTTTAATGATCTACTGATCTCTCTAACCTCTTGTTCTCTAATTTGATTTTTGTTTTGACTTGATCCCTTCATCAATTGGAGATAGTCAATCACAATCATTCCCAATTCGCCTTGATGATCTAAAATGTTTTTGCAAAGAGACACAGCGGAAGCTATATCGCTAACGCCCTTATCAACAAGCGTTATGTTCAAGGCCTCAAGCTTTTCAGCAGCATCAACAATCTTCTCTACCACCTTGATAGGTGCTTCATCTAAAGATCGATCTTTAATATTTGCATAATCGATTCCACTGACTGAGCAAAGTAGTCTTGCGATTAGCTGATCTTGACTCATCTCAAGGCTTATAAATATGGTCTTGCGATTGCAAATATCCTTGAGCTTTAAAAGGTGCAAAGCTAATGCAGTCTTTCCAACACCTGGACGCCCCCCAATGTAGTAAAGGCATCCCTTTTGAAGCTTTAAATATTTATCCAATTCAGCGAGGTCGGTACTCACTCCAGTTGGGACTGCTCGCATCATCTGAATCGTTTTAGCAATTTGATGTTTGAATTGTTCGCTTTCCACTGGGAGCAATTGCTTATAAAGGTCAACCTTGGTCTTATGTCGATCTTCTACCCATGCCATATCATAGCCTTCTTTAAGAAGCTTTCCCTTAAAGAAATCTAAGGCAACGATTTGAGAGGTAACATAAAAATGAACATGCCTTTTCACTTCAGCATATGCAATTGGATATAAGACAAAAGGATCATGATTGATTGACAAATTCATCACGAATTGGCTGATCATCTCAGGGGGCTGAGAATGTGGCAATTCTTTAGAATTAAAAGAATGTCTAGCTTTATACTCTTCGATGATTGCTGGGATAGTGATAGGTGATGGATTCTCTTTTGTGCCTTTTGCTCTGATCCTAACAGCCATTCTGAAAAGCATGCAAAGAGTATGCTCAAGCATCATGTCATCAGACTTAATAAGCCTAAAAATCATCTCTTTGATTTCATCGTATCCATCGATCATGAGCGTTGAAATAATCCTAGCTGCTCTCATAGCACTTGCGATTAAATCAGCTTCATCAAAGATTTGACCATCTGAAATCATATCTGAAATTCTTACATTGTGATCCCATCCATCATTAAACTTGTTAGATTGATTGGGCTGATCATTGTTTTCTTGTGTAGTCATTTTTTAGTCTTGCTTTGGTAAAAATTGAAGAGCGGTAGGCAATGGATACAAAAAGAACTGATGACTGATGCCAGTAGCTCTTTCAAGTCGCATTGCGTTTTTCATAGAGCATCCTTCTTCTTTGATCATCTGATAGACTTGAATGCGACTTTTAACATTCATCTTTTCTGCAATCTGAACAATAGTCAGCCCTGTGGTTTCTTTTACTCGATTTAATTTCAAGTTAACTTTCATGTTTATTCCCCTTGTAGTGAGTTTTTTTAAATTCGTATCATTTTATTTTTGCAATGTCAATTTAAAAAGATACAATAGGCAAGATCATTTAAAGAAAGGCTTTACAATGTCAAAGTTATTTAGTGAGCTTATGCCATCATTTGGCGTTCTTAATAACATCAATCGATGCGATATCTTGTCGTCAATCGCCAATAGCAAATCAATCTTGATGAGAATGATTGAGCTCATTGAATTAGATGATAAATCTGATGGTAGATCTATTTGTGTATCTTATGCGTTCATTGGTAAATTGATTGGATTATCCGAAGATCAAGTAAAAGATGCAATCCCTAAAATGATCAAGGCCAACATCATCATCAAAAAGAAAGTGCTATCAGTCAATCAGCTGATCTTGAGTGATTTTTGTTTAGCTAGATACTGGAGAGCATACACTGATTTTTATAAATCTGATGTTCAATTAGGGGAAAAATCCCCTAATCAATCAGGGGAAAAATCCCCTAATCAATCAGGGGAATTTTACCCCCCAAATAAAGATATATCTAATAAAGATAATCAAAAGAAAATAAATAAAAGAAAAGTGAAAACACAGATCGAGACCGTTCAGCCTGAGCAAGTACAATCTCAAGTCAATCATGATGCAAATCCATTCATTGATCTACCGTCAACAAATTGGGAGGCAATAGAATTTGCTAAGCTGCTATATGTCAATCAAGAAACTAAAAAGCTAAATTCAAAACTACCTAAAGCCTCATCCAATTTTAAGGCTTGTGAAGATACTGGTAAATACTACTCAATTCATGATCTAAATGATGTTTGGCCTACCGAGTCAAGACAGATACATATCTCAAGAAAATTGAAATTGCCTTATGTTAACTTTAAGGCTGAATATAAAGATATCTCTATTCAGCAATTTAAAGGCACTCTAAGCGATGATAATAGGGATTTGGTAGTGGATATATGCACAGGGGGAAAACACAAGCTTCAAATCGTTGGAAATGATGAAGCTCAATTAGAGAAATTAGCAGTAGGTATCTTTAAGCAAAATCTCTTTGAGGTGCATTATCCAAATCAAGCACAGTTTGGAGCTCCTAGGATTGCTTTTCTATCTCTCAAAGAATTGTTTGAATTAAGATATGATGACTATCAAAGAAATAAGGGCGGTACTCTATCGACTATCAAAGACGACTTTGGCAAGATGGATATCATCATCATCACTGATTTCAATCCACCTTCAGCATCAAGCAAATTCAAAGATAGGATGATGCAACAATTTGATGATTTAGTATCTTCTTTTGATGGATCAATTGTTATCTTCTCTAAGCCTGATCAAAATCAAAAACTATTTACTAAGATTGAAATCAAGTAAAGGAAAAACAGAATGAAACTCAATCCAACTTATTCACCTGATGACATCAACTTTATCCATGATGAAGCTCAAATCTTTGTTGAAAGCATCCTCAATCATCTTGATGATAATATCACTCCAACTTTAGGAGATGATGGGAAATATCATTATGTTTATTTGACTATCAATAAGATCAATGGATTTTTCTATATTGGAAAGCGAACAGTTTCTGATGATTTAGAAAAAGGACAAGGTGCAAACGCTAGATTAAAACTTGCCCTCAAACATTATTTAGGTGGAGGAATTAAGATTCAAGAAGCAGTTAGACAATATGGCAAAGATAGCTTTTTAAGGTTCATTGTAAAGTTTTACAGATCATCAGCCGATGCCTTTAAAGCAGAAGAGAGTTTAGTAAATAGCATTGTAGTTGAAAGATATTCTAAACATCTTGGATGTATGTATAATTTGAGAACAGGCGGAACAGGTGGAATAGGTGGAACAGGTGGAATAGGTGGAAGAAATAAAAAATTAAAAATAAAAAAAGATAGCATTATTATTTTTATCGATTCTCTTGATCTTCTTAAATACATGCTTGAAGGCTATCGATTAACTTGCTCATCAGCTATTATTGTTAAAAAGCATGGTGATAAAATCATCTCAAAGGCTCTAAATTTTGATCGTACAACTGGCAGACAAAAGAGAGTGAATCAATCTGTTTTGCTAAGCTATTTGCAAGATGGTTGGATTATTGGAAGATCTCATCTTTTAAAAGTACAAGAGGCTTTTATTGATAAAAATCAATAATTTGAAATCAAATAGCTTGCTCCAGTGTTTAAGATTTGTCTGCTCAACCTTGATGAGGCATATAAGACAACGATCACATTGACGCGTAGCACCTTAGAGCAGACACTAATCTCAGCCCTTTTTTTTCAGTGAAGAAACTTGTAAAATACTAAACTCAAAACTTGGGCTGATCTATCTAATCTTTAAAATATCAATCCCATTCATAGATAAATACTCTTCGCCTGTTGATATCCAACGATTATCTCGATCTTCATAAATAACAGCTTTAATCCCAGCGTGATGAATTAACTTGGCACACATTAGACAAGGTGGAGCAGTCACATAAATCGAGCATCCATCTGTTGATATCCCATTTCTAGCGGCATTCGCAATTGCATTAAATTCAGCATGGTGGCAACCTATTTGACTTTCTGATCCGCTTGCTATTTTACATCTATCTCTAAGACAATCAGCCCCTCCACATAATCCGCTTTGCTTGCGAGCAATCCCATTGAACGAAGAGATGATAGGCACATCTCCCTTGACTATCACCGCCCCAACCTTTGCCCTACTACATGGTGAGAGGCTAGCCATGATCTCAGCCATACTCAAAAATGCTTTATCTTTAGCACTCATAGCAATCATCCTCTTTGGATGCAAGACAAGCGATCTCAGAAGCAAGCTTGATAATCGCTTTAGATCTCTTTCCACACTTGCCTTTATTGCCTACAGCATAGCGACCTAGAGCAAGACAGACATCGCCTTCACTCTTAGCAAGCCATATCTGATAAGCTTTTATCCCATACTCAATTTCATTGCATCCTTGACAGTCAACAAATTTTTTTTTAACTTGCATCACTCCAACCGCCCCAGCTGATGAAATTAAGCCTCTCTCAAACTTGCTCTCATAGAACGCGATAGCAATCATTAGATTTGGATCAACGCCCATTCTATCAGCACTAAATGCGACTTGTTGGCATACTCTCATGCGACTTGGGATTGATTGAGCAATGATCTTTTCCCATCCTAAATCTTGCTTGCCTTGAGTTGGATTAAAGATCAATCCCATCACAAGCCAACACACATCAAAAAAGTTATTCATCATCTTCGCTTTCGTCTTTGGTGATGTCATCCCAGCTTTCATCATATTCAACATCATCGTATGATAGAATGATAGGCTGATGATCAAAAATAGCCCTGCATTTGATGCAATAGTGATACTCAATGCTAGAGCCTGCTAAGGTTGATTTTATTGTATTTTTACATCTAAGGCATTGCATTTAACTAACTCCATGGTCTTGGGAAAAAGCGGCTTAGTTATATCATACACAGCTTTAGCAAATTCTTGCATCTCAAATTGAGCATGACTATCTAAACGAAGATTTAAAAAGTGCATGATTGCTTGGATGCTTGCAGACCAAATGCATTCACTATAAGTCCCAACGGGCAAGATAACACGAGCTTGTTCCCTACAAACGCCCATATCAAGCAACCGCAAATAATTGTAATAAGCGACTTGATAACCTTGGGCTAGCAATGTCAGCGCTTCATCTTCTCGATCATCATCAAGACGGCCAAAAGAACCTTGCTTATTCTTAGTATCTTGCAATCTAAAGTAATCAGGATAAAAGAAGCTTTCTTTAATCTCAGTGTATCGTGCAGATTGTTCATTCCATGCACAACCGACCTGGTGCTTCATCCATTGTCTTAAAACAAAGATAGGTGCTTTAATCCTAAATTTCACATGCCCATGTCTAAATGGTGAAGTATGATCATGCTCCCATAGATACTTTAAAAGTTTATCATCTCTATCTGTCCATTTGTCACTTGATCCAGCATAGGAAACACGAGCAGCGTTGACGATTGCTAAATCGTCTCCCATATGATCGACCAATTCAACAAAGCCATCATTCACATTGATTTTCATTTTCTCTCTCTTTGAAAAAATATTATATAAAATTATATAATATTATGTGTTTATATATACACATTCAAAGGAGAATTTTTATGTTAAATTCAGATTTAATGAATCGCATTGCTTGTCTTAAAAAGGTAGTCGATGCGATGTTTCAAGATGATGCTCCAGAGATTGGGCAAGCTCTCAACTTTTGCATCAATCTTATCTTCTACAAAGAAGAAATGAAAGAAATCAATCAGACTCTATCAGTACTTGATGAAATCAAAGACATCAAAAACATCTACTCATCACTAAAGGATAAAAAAAATGCTCAATAGATTTACTCTCATTGGACGACTTGGACAAGATCCACAACTCAAGAAAATTGGCGATAAAGACCTAGCTACTTTTTCCGTTGCTTATAGTGAAAAGGTAAAAGGCGAAGAGAAGACAACCTGGTTCAATTGCGAGGTTTGGGGGGCTTTTGCTAGCATCGTTCAATCTCAAGCTAAGAAGGGCGATAAGATCACCGTTATCGGTCGTATTGTCATCAATGAACACGAGGGCAAACAATACATTAAAGTCATTGCCTCTGAGGTTGTTTTTCTATGATGAAGCCTAAAGATAGAAAATCAATCTTGAGTCTTTATGTATCAACAAAGCTGATCAGCTTGCTAGATACGATCAGCGATAGACATGCAGTTAAGATTTCAAGACTTGCTGAAAAACTATTGCTTGACGGCCTAAAGAGAGATGAGATTGATTTAGTGCTTGAAAGCGATGATGATGATGCTATTGAAAAAATCACAACTAAAATCATCAGAAAGCTTGATCATGGCAAAGAGTAAAACTACTGCAAAAATCGATACGGTTGATTCTAAAACAACCAAAGCAATCGCAAAAAAGCCTTCAGAAGATAGAGCTGAGATCGCAAAAAAGAAGAGGCTTGTGGCAACTGAACAGATACTTGAGCTTATTTCTCAAGGCCTTTCTCAAACTGATGCAATCTCTATTGTTGGCATCTCATACAGCACTTTTCATTCATGGATGAAGGCTGATGCTGAGTTGGTGGCTGATGTCAAGAGGGCTGAAATATCTCTCAAGCTAAAGCACCTTCAGAACATTCAGCGACATTCTGAAAGCGATGTTAGAGCATCCCAATGGCTACTCGCTCGGAAGTTTCCTTTAGAGTTTGGAGAGAAGCAGACCATTGACATGAACACAAAGGGAGATGATAGCAAGGTTATCATCAATGTGATTCAGCAAGTGCAAAAAGAGAAACATGGGCAAGTTGTACAAATCAAGCATGAACTCCCAAATGGACTTGACGATGGCACAGACGAAGAAGACTGAGCTAGAGCTTAAATTAAATCCTTTACAAGTTGATCTGATTGATCGCTTGATCTACTCAGATGATCCATTTATTGCCGTTCGTGCTGGTTGGGGTAGCGGCAAGACTTCAGCTTTAGTCTTTGCCTTGTGGACGTGGTCAAGCATACATCCCAATAAGTCATCTCTCTTAGTCACTGATACAGCCCCCCGTTATAGATCTGTTTTAGGCCCTGAGTTAGAGAAATGGCTTGTGCCTTATGGATGGGTTTATCATCAGCAAGAGGGCAAATGGACTGCCCCAAATGGTCATGTCGTTTGGTGTCGATCTTATTTTAGACCAGGCACAAGGGACGCTACACATAATCCATTGGAAGGCTTAAACATAACATCAGGCCTTGCCTTGATTGATGAATGTCAAACTCTTTCCGAAGAGGTTGCTCAGAAAACCTTGGGGCGTCTTAGATCAGGTCCATCGCCTAAGATGATCATGGTGGGCTTGCCAGTTTGGGGGGCTTGGTGGGTTGATTTTGCTGAGAAAGCTGGATGTACGCCAATCTTCTATGCTAGTCATGTCAATAAAGCCAACCTCTCAGAAGCTTGGTTTGATGCCGTCAAGAACCTACCTGAAAGCGAACGCTTGGCAATGGTTGAAAATCAACCTAGACCACCTCAAGGCGTGATCTATTCTGAATGGACATCAAGCCATGTTATCAGCAATTGGGATTATCATCCATCTATGTCATCAAGGCTTGTCATCGACTTTGGTTTTAGAAAACCTTCCGTTCTGATCTTGGCGCATGATCCAACTTTAGAAGCTGATGTCATCTGTGCTGAAATCAACCCTCAAGAAATCACGCTTTCAGAACTTGCTAAAGAAATCTTAAAGGTAGCTTGCCCTCGTGATCTAGCTAGACGATATCCCAATCGCATTTTACTAGACGGGGCAAGTGGTGATAAGGCTGGATCAGCTAGATCAGATCGTACAGCCCAATCAGCCTTTCATGAACTTTCAAAGCATCCTGATCAAGGTGGTATAGGGATGCCTTTTAGGTGGTGCACTGATCCAATACGAACAGACATTTTAAACGGTATTCAAAGAGTAAAAAGGCTGATCCATCAAAGAAGAATTTTATGCACCTCTGAAGTATGGGAACGAGGGGCAAGCTCTATTGGGAATTCATTCAGAAAAGCTATTTTGTCTTATGCTTGGGATGGCAAAGAAACGCCTAAAAAAGACGGTCGAGAAGATCCGTTAGATGCTCTTAGATACGATGTCATAAATTGGCTTTGGCGTGATAGCGAGATCGTTGCTGATAAGCCTTTGCCTGCTACATCTCCAACGGTCAAGAATAAACTTAACTTTGTTCAGTCGCATATCAAGGCGATGAGGAATCACTAATGCTAAAAGAAAACACGGTACACTTGGGCGATTGCCTTGATCTGATGCCATCCATTCCTAGCAAATCCGTTGATATGATCCTATGTGATTTGCCTTATGGTACAACAGCATGTTCATGGGATTCTATTATTGACATGGGCAAACTTTGGGCTGAGTATGCAAGAGTGATCAAGGATAATGGGAACATTGTTTTGACAGCACAAGGCATGTTCTGTGCAAAGCTCATGACATTCAAAGAAACATGGTTTAATCATGATTATGTGTGGATAAAGAACCAACATTCAAATTTTGCTTTAGTAGGCATACAACCACATAGATATTTTGAGAATGTACTTGTGTTTAGACCACCTAGAAAAGATGATATAGAGATACAATTTAACAAGGAATTACGAGCGTATTTTAAGAAAGTTCATGAGTTCATAGGATTATCAAAAAAACATATCATAGCTGTTATTGGTCAATGTGTTGATCATTGCTTTAGATATACATCATCACAGTTTGATCTATGCACAAAAGAAACTTATGATCAATTGATACAGTGTTTCAAGATAGACCAGATGGAGGGGTTTTTGAACTTTGAAACTTTGCAAGCTATGAATCCATCATATACTTTTAACTTTGATGATCGTGTAAAAAGTACAAAGCAAGCAAAGAACAATGATTTCAATAGGCAAATGTACAGTGACAAAACAAATCAAAAGTATAAAGAACACATAAGCAAAGAGTATGAAAATTATCCTAGAAACACGCTATATTTTGACTGTGAACGAGGGCAACACCCAACACAGAAGCCCGTCGCATTGTTTGAATATTTAATAAGAACCTACAGCAATGAAAATGAAGTAATCTTAGATAATTGTAGCGGTAGCGGTACAACGGCAATCGCTTGCATGAATACAAATAGGCGGTTTATTTGCATTGAGAGGGATGAAACCTATCATCGCAAATCTATTGAGAGAATAAGCAATCACGAGCCACTTTTTCACTTGGGGGGCAAATGATAGGCAATGCGCTTTTAGCAAGATTGGCAATTGATAGCATCATCATGGATTTTTATATCCCATTAGATGCGATATATCAGCTAACAGATCAAACGATAATAGACCGCCTTAGAGAGTTAGAGCATTCCTATCAAGGCAAGATCAAAGAGGCTAGGCTTTTTATGCATAAAAAGGAGATGATATGATGCAGAAAAAAGAAATGATGCAATTCTTTGAAAGCGATTTAGATCCTAGATTGTGCATGATCGAGGATATGATCGAGAGAGGCGAGGTTTATCAGGCATATAGTAGCAACTACACAAAGCCACAAAGGGGCGTTCAGTCAAAGAGAATTGGCGATGCAGATCTTATCAAGGCTGTTTCATCAGATAGAACTTGGAAAGAGATCGCTTCTGAGTTGGGCGTGACTATCTCGGCCGTTAGATTTAAATGCGACCAGCTTGGAATTAAAAAAGAAAAAATGCATCGCCATTCTAAGGCCAAAGATAAGCCTAAACTCAAGAAAATTTCAAAAGATGAGATATTGAAGGCTTTAGATAAAGCTCAGTCCTTTGCTGGTCTTGCGAGAATGTTTGATATCAGTAGGGATCGCATGAGAAACTTATTTCATCAGTATGGTATCGATGAGAGATTTTATATCAATCGTCTTGCGAATGTTAAGGCAAAGACGCATTGATCTTCTTGATCTTTTCCTCCACCTTATCCAATCGATCAGATAGATCATCATCACCTATAAGGATTTTTGCTTGATCTTTGGCTTGTGCATCAATTTTGCTCTCTAAGACGCTGATTTTTTTCTCAAGGTCTTTTCTCTCAAAGTCGCAAACCAAAGCATGGAGAGAGATGAAGGATATTATCAAAAATCGGTTGAGAGAGTGGCAAATCATGAGCCTTTATTGCAACTGCTTAATAAAAAGTGAAATAAAACAATTTAATGCATTGTTATTAAACAACCTCAACCCTCAAGGAGATACACATGAGTGAAGAAAAATTTGACGACTTAAGTTGGCTTGAACGACTGGTCAAATATAATGGAGCATTGTTAAAATACAATCAAATCTTAACATTGCTTGCTTTAGATAATAGAGATGATGATGTAGTCACTTTTTTATTGGATGGATTATTTTCAGATTTAGCATCATTTCTTAGACATGAAAAGAAACTTGTAGATTGTAGAATTATGGGATTTCATCGTATCTTGGAAGATACCTATCTTTGTAAAGATTCAGAGTTTTTTATTAAAAAAGTGCCTGAAGCTGTAAATTATCTTAATGAATATTGTAAACTTGAAGTTAATGTGCTTAATACGGTTGATTATCAACTAGCGCTACATAAACAACGCTTAAAGAAAAATCCTATTCTTGCATCTTCTTAATTTTTGTTTCTAGTCTATCAATTCGATCCACCAGCTCATCATCATCAAGCTGAATTTTAGTAGCTTGTCTTGCTTGCTCATTGATTTTGCTCTCTAAGACGCTGATTTTTTTCTCAAGGTCTTTTCTCTCAAAGTCACAAACGAGCGCATGATCTTTATCATCTCGTTCTTTCTTTTGCATCCTTTGAAACATCAATACGATTAGGATGATGAGCGCTAGAGGTGTATTGTCTTTTGTGATTTTCATTAGTTGCTCAAACTGATCGATTTCAGGGGGCAATTCAACGGTTGAGTGAATGGGCTGAACGGGCTGAGCTTGTGCTGTCATGATTGGCTCGTCTAGTGGAGATAAAAACATGTCATCTTCTTTCTGTTGTATAAACTGATCAGGGATCACTTTTATTTTAATGTCTTTTTTGAGTAGCTTTTCAATTTTCTTTTCTCCATAGTGGATGACAATTTTTGCACCTTCATTAAAGTCGCAGTCTTCCAACTCATAGACCTGTCCCTTAAAATAAATCTTTCCTTGAGTAGTGATAAAAAATTCATCATCAATCTTGCACATATTTTCTCTTTTCATGTGTTTAGTAATTGGGGAATGTTGAGTTGGCAAGGTATGGCTTTTCTGTTTTTCCATACCTTGACTTAAATTTTTATTTGATATAATAGCATTTTATGCAATATCATGATTTGTATATATTCTTTTAGGTGATGTTTATGCCGGTTTATCCATATATGACAATGACAAGCTCAAGCAAAGAGATGCCCTACCTATCTCAACAAAGACCACATTTTCAGTCTTATGGGATAAGTGGAACATCCATTCAGGGCGGTTATATCACTGGCAAGGAACAGAACCCAGCTCTATCAGGTCGATCTTGGACAAGAGAAGCTGAAGATATGCTAGCTACTGATCCAATTATTAGACGATCTTGGAGCTTGGTTAAGCAGACTCTATTGTCAGCTAAATGGGAGTTTAAAGCTGGTCGAGATGGTGATCAAACAAGCGAAGAACTTGCACGATTTGCCAACGAGGCATTTGGCTTTAAAGGCTATCCAGGCATGATGGAAATTAGCTTTGAGGATCAATTAAACTATCTTTTAGAATTCATTCCTCATGGTTGGAGATATGCTGAAGAAGTCTATTGTGTAGCTAAAGACTCGATCGGAAAAGAGAAGGTATTTCTCAAGAGATATGCTGATCGTGAACCTTCATCGCATCAGCAATGGCTTTCAGTAGACAAGCAAAATTTAGACGGTGTTATTCAAATCATGGTTGGCGGTGTTACACCTGAACCTATACCAGCATCAAAACTTTTACTATTAACTCTCAATCGCACTGGTTCAAACTTCGAGGGTATTGGCTTGCTTCGTCCTTGTTGGTGGTGGTGGAAAGAAAAGCAAAGGGCGGCGACACTCATGGCAATTGGTCTTGAGAAATGGGCTGTGCCTACTCCAATCGTAAAGGTTAATCGTCAAGCTATTGATCAAATGGGAATTTCAAACGGCGATGTTGATGCAATGATCAATGAAGCACAACAGCAAGCACAGGCTTATGTGGTGCAAGAGCAAAGCTATCTAGTAGAAAACAATATTGTTTCTTTTGATACCTATGGAGGATCATCAGGCTTTGATGCTAACGGTGCTTTACAAGTTATTCAAGAATGTGACAATCAAATCTCACAAGCCTTTATGGCTCAATTTATGAATTTGGGAATTTCTGATACTGGATCAAGATCAGTTGGTGAAGTGCATCTATCCGTTTTTAGAAGAGCATGCATCAATTTTCTCGACTTGGTAGCAAGTGCAATTAGTGGACAAGATAGACGGGGCGGTGGAACAATTGGTCGTCTTATCCGTTGGAATTATGGCAACATTGAAACAACAAAATTGCCTCGCTTGGTGCATAGTGGATTAGATACTGATGCACTAGCTGAAGCGCTCGCATCATTGCCTAGCTTGGTGCAAGCCCAATTATTAACTCCTGATGATGATCTTGAGAGAGCAATTAGACAAAAGATTGGGGCGGGTCAATTGCCAATGGAAGCCACAAGAACGGCACAAGATAGAGCTGTTGCACAAAATCCAGCTTTGGCAATGGCTGAAAGATTGAGAGCAATCAGATGAATGAAAAGCAAATCTCTTTAACTAAACAACGCTTAATGAATAGACGATTTAACGCCTATCTCAATGCTCCTAAAAAGTACGATGGGATTGATTTCACTCCACCTCAAGGCGTGAGAGATGCAGCAATTAGAGCATTGAAAAAGAGAGCTGAACAGCCACCTTCAAAGCGTGGAATGACAGCCGTTGGGATTGCTAGAGCAAGAGATTTATCTAACGGCGTTACTTTATCACCTGATACCATTAAGCGAATGGTTGCCTATTTCACAAGACACGAAGTCGACAAGCAAGGCTCAACATGGGAAGAGTACGGAAAAGGCCGTCAAGCTTGGGATGGCTGGGGAGGTGATGCTGGCTTCACTTGGTCTAAAAAAGTTTTAAGTCAAATGGAGCGTGCAGATGAAAAAGAAAAATTATTGTCAGAGACTTCCATGCAGGCCTCCAATCATAATGACATTAAGGCATTTAGAGAAAGAATCCGGCTGGGAGAAGTTGCTTTATATCCAGGATCGGACATTAAGGTGCTTTCTTTGGGTAAGGTCAACTCAAGATTCAACGGTGAGACTATTCAAGAAGTTTCAATTGATATCTTGCAGGAGATAGTAAGAGTTTTTAATGATCGAAAAGATACCGATCCAGTCATCATCGATTGGAATCATCAATCTTCTCCTTTTATAAACACTGGGGCTACTGATCCAATTCAATCAATGGCTTATGGTGAAATCGCAGATGTGTACATTAAAGATGATGCATTATTTGTGAAACCGTTATACACTCAAGCCGGTCTAGATCTAGTTAAGGCCAGCGAAGGCGTTTTATATCCATCACCGGAATTTATAGTTGGCAAAATATATGCAAGAGAAGGAGATCCGAAGCCAATTGGCTTTGCTCAACTTCAAGCAGTTACTTTGACCGCTAGACCAGCACAATCAAAAAATAAAATTAGTCGTGTTTTACTCATGGAGAACGCAAACATGAATCCAGAAGAATTAAAGGCGATGACAGTTGATCAACTAGCCACCTTAGTGTTAGAAAAAGATCAACTAGTCAAGCAATTAGAAGCTCAAATTGAAGGCTTGAAATCTGAGAACGATCAGCTTTCATCACCTGAAGAAGATGCTAGCGTGGCAGACGGTCAAAAGGTTGAAATCGAACTTGAAGGCGAATATGCTGACAAGAAAAAGATGATGGAAGATGAAAAGAAAATGTCTGAAGCCACCGCTTTATCTGAAAAGGCACAAGCCAAATTGATGAACGAATTGAACGCTCAAGTCACCGCTTTGTCTGAACAAGTCAAGACCTTGCAAGCTGAAAAACATCAAGCTGAAAGAAAGCTTGTTGTTGATGGCTTGCTCAACACTGGCAAGATTGCACCTAGCGAGATTTCAGCCGTTGAATCAGCCTATGACATCAAAGACAAATTCCCTGCTATTTGGCAATCATTCAGCGAACGCAAAGCAAATCAAGCTATCAACCTTTCTGAAAAGGGACATGCTAGCACCGCTCAAGAAATTAGCTTTATCGATCAAGTTAATGAAATCAAAAAGACAAAAGGCATCACTTTCTCAGAAGCCTTAAATGTCATGAAAAACGAACAACCTGATGCATATATCAAACATTTCAAAGGATAATAATCATGAGCTTAAATAATCATGCTATTTATAAGACCTTCATCGCATCTGCATCTATCACCGCTTTGACTTTGGTTAAGCTTGATAGTGATGCCAAAGTAACACCTTGCACCGCATCAACTGACATCCCTGTGGGCGTTGCTCAAATTGGTGGTGCAAGTGGTGATGCAATCAATGTATGCGTCTTTGGTGTTTCTCGTGTTGTTGCTGGTGGTACAATCACAGCAGGCACAAATTTCTTTGTTATGCCTGGTACTGGTGGCAAGGCTTATGCCTATGATGGTGCTGGTGCAAATACTCAAATTATCGCAGGTCGCTTCTTGCCAAATGTTGCAAATACTGCAGCAAGTGCAAATGAAGAAGTTGAAATCCTTGTTTCTGTCTCTTTAGGAGTTTAATCAAATGGCAAATTCTAGCTATAGCAATATTCATCCAGTCAACGAAATCCTTCGCAACCTTGCCGTTGAAGCAATTCCTAGCGATGGTCAACTGATCGCTGATCAAGTTATTGAAAATGTTGATGTCAAGGCAATTGGCCCAACAGGTACTCTCTTGATCGAAGAAACTCGCAATTTCATGGGTTCTCCTGATGTTGATGCTCAGCGTGCACCTGGTGCAGACCGTCAACGCATTGGCAACTTTGACCGTTCAAGCACAACCTTTTCAGCTAAGATTTATTCTTTAAGCGATGAAATTGCACTTGAAGATATCAAATATTCACAATATCCAGGCAATGAAGAACAACGATCTTTCAGAAAAGTACAAAGATCAATGCTCTTAAATCGTGAAACTCGTTTAGCTAATCTCTTGTTTGGTGCTGGTAATTGGGGCAGTTATACATCTGCTCTTTCAGCCTTAGCAAGTGGTTCTAATGGTACACAATGGAATCAAGCCGGCGCTGAACCTTTAACTGATCTTCATGCTTTGATTGATGTTATTCGTGCAAATTCTCATGGTATTTTGCCTGATACATTGGTTCTTGGTTATGGTGCTCTTCGTGCATTATCTCGCAATGCTGAAGTTAGAGGCTTTTTTACAGCTGGTAGCACTCCATCAGGTACAGCAGCAGGCAATCGCTTGATGAAAGATGACATGGTTATCTCTGTTCTTAAAGAAGTCTTAGGTATCCCAAATGTTCATGTTGGTCAAGCTCGTAAAGAAACCGCAAACGCTGGCTTAACATCTTCTGAAGCTCAAGTTTGGACTGATGACAGTGTTTTCATGGGTATCATGAAGGGTTCTGATGCTATTGCAAACAAGAATGGTGTTAAGGTTATGCCCGTTGCTGCTCTCAATTTTGTCTATGAAGGTTATTCATCAGGTGCTTATGATGATCTTGCTATGACAAAGAGAACTGTTTGGATGGAACATACACATCAAGATAAGATCATTGCTCAAAATTATGGCTTCCTCTTAACTGATTGTTTAGCTTAATGTTATTATGGATCATTGCCCTTATTGCCTTAATTCTTTCAATAATATGGTGCACCTAGCAGAAGCTAGCGATGCAGATCAACAGGCAATAGAGGATATTAGAAAACAATGGATTAACGAACGCAATCCACAATTAAAACTCTTGCTTAAAATGCGCTT